TTGCCATGTTTTATTCTCCTTAAATTATACGCCTAAACCACGATCGTATGAGTGAATGCCTGCATTAAACTTAATTAATAAGTCTGTGAATGCATCACCCACGGTTGAAGTTGGACTATCCACAAAGTCAACAATACGGAAAGCAATAGTTGCTGTCGTAGCTGTTGTAGAAGATACTGCACTATTAGAATTACCATTTGTAGTATCACCTGTAGTTGTAGATTGAACTGCTGCGAAGTTAGTATTCTGACCTAAGTCAGCTTGTGTAACTGCGCCGTCCGCTTGTGCCATAAAGATTACATCTGGGTCGTCAACAATATATGCTTGAGCGTCGTCTGCTACTGTGCCTGTTGGCCAGTTTTGTCTAAACACTACTGTGCCTAGATTTGGGTCTGTGTAAGTACAACCTACAAAAACACCAATAACGCCGGCAGGGAATGCGTCTGCGTTGTTACCTAAATCTGTAACAATTTGAACTGTACCTGCTGTACCGTCAATTAAAACGACTGAACCATTATATATATTAGTTGCATATCCAGAAGCAATCGGTAATAGACGTGTAGAACCCGCGTATGGAGTTCCGCCTATATGGTTTACCGCTTTAAGTCCGTAAGGACTAGCTGTAGTTGCCATGATTGTTTCTCCTATTTATTTTTTGCCCTTTCCAAAACTTCGACCATTTTCTTGACCTTCAGCAAACTTAGGCATACGAGGATCATTTTGATTCATGTATGACTGGTCAACTGCTTCAGTCTGTGCTCTTGTTTTTTCATTTACAAAAGCTTGTCTTTGGTCCATCATTTCTTGAGGAGCTTTACATAATAATAGACCTCCAATTTCTATGCCTTCTTTAAATTGGCTATTGGGGTCTGCTTGTAATACGACTTCTGGGTGTTCCGAATGCTTCACCGGTTCCCAGCCTTCACGCATTTTTGAAGATACGTTCATGTTGTCAGGCTCATTCAATAAAGAAACTCGAATCCAACGATAGGCCCATCCAGCTTTTTTAGTAAACTCTGGAAGGAGTGAGGCGGGTTGCCATTTTTTTGCTACGTCTTCTCTTACTTCAGTATCTCTTGATTCTCTTTTAATTACCTTATCCATTTGCGTTCTCCAATTTAATCATTTCTCGTGCATATTGCTCCGGTGTAAGTTTCAGCTTTTTTGCAAAAGCAACTTGTGTCTTACTTAATCGTACTTTCTTCGGCGCGGTACTACGCGTTGCCGGTGCAACTACATTCGAAGGTTTGCGTTGGGCGGGTTTATCCGATTCCAACGAATTATCCCCAAAATTTTCAGGGAATCGTTTTTGCATCGTTTCATCTATACGACGATAGTATTCGTCACTTGTAGGACTTAACCCACTCCTGACTAATTTTTCATGTACTCCTAAAGCTAATGAAGTCATTTCTTCATCTTTTCCAAACCAAGTATTTGTTTCTTGCCAAGCTTGCGCTTTAGCATCTGGTTTAGCAACTTGAGGTTGTACTTGTTGTTGATTAGACTCTACACTATTTTCTACCTCTTGTGAAGTAGTATATTGAGGTTTTAGTCCACTAGCTTGAGCTAATTTCATTTGAGCACTATTCATTGCTCCTTGAGCTTCAACTATTTTCTCTGTGTCTCCAGATTCATAAGCTTCTTTGTAATCACGTTTAGCAATTTTAAGCTCAGTTTCAGAGGCACTGACTAAAGTCTTAATATAGTCTTCCTCACCTGTGCTTAGTGTAGTCTGTAGCTTTTTGTTTTGGTCTGCTACTTTTTGTGCATAAGTAACGGCTTCTTGTCTTTCTCTTTCAGCTTTCTCTTTTTCACGTCTTTCGTCATGATGCATTTTTTTCAACTGCGCCATGCGTTGTTTAACACGTTCAGAATATCCTTCAAGAGTATCTTCTTCTATCTCTTTTACAATATCTTCAGGTAGTGGTTCTTTGCCCCTATCTTCTGGAGGAGTGTCATCTTCTTCTTCTATAAACAACTCTTCTTGTTTGGGTTCTTGTTCTACTCTTTCAACATCAGAAGTAGATTTTTCAGGTCGAGTTTTTTTACCTTCGTCTAAATCGACTTCTAGCTCTTCCCCCTTCATATCTAATTCTTCAGGTATTTCATTTATTATCTCTGCCATCTTTGCTCTCCTATGCGCGCTCGTAGCCACGTGGATCATCCACTACAGCTTCAACCGTGTCGTCGTTAATAATGCGGAATTCTTTTCCGTGAATTTTAATTCTAGTACCTGCATAAGCACGAGTAATAACGAAGTCTCCTTCTTTACACCATGCTCCTGTTGGAAACCTAGCGTCGTCTTGATACGCTAAATCTCCTAACTGCATAACAAATAAGACCACAGTTGCGTGCTCTTGTAATTGTTTTACAGAATCTGATTTAATGATTCCACCTTCATAAGTATCTTCTGCTTCAGGCACCATACATAATATGCGGTATCCTTTAACATCAGGTAACTGTGAAGTTAGTTTAGCTAATGCTTCATCTTCGCTAACTTTTTTACCGTCAGTGGTTTCAGTATTTTTGGTTTTAATAGGTGCTCCAGAGCTGGAGACTATTTGTGTGTCTGGGGTGGCTATAGTCATTTTTTATCCCCTATCTTTACAACACTATCCGTAGGACTACTTTCAAAGTCTTCGTTGTCTTTAGTTAGGTTTGCTATCATATCAACAATAAACATTTGAACGTGATCAAATCCTCTAACTTGTCCACATCCATGCTGATAACCTGCGAGGTCAGCGGTGCCTCTAGCCATATCTTCTATTAATTCGTTGCGTCTCTCTTTTATCTGGCCTGATAAATATAAGAGCGTTTCTTTCTCTGTCATGTTAGTCCTTTTTATTAGTTAGTATTGTCCTCATCTTTAGTTTCTTTTATCTCGGTTCTGTCTCTTAACTTTTGCGTATGTGCAATAGTCTCATTACGTAACCTAGATTCTTCTGAGCGCAAAGCAATATCTTTTTCTTTGTTGATTGCTTGTGCTCCTAATTTAGCGCCTTCTAAAACTTCTTTAGTTGTTATATCTTTCTGTTGCATTTCAGCTTCAGCTCCAATTTTAGCCCCTGCTATAGATTCAGTGGACTTAATTTTAGTTTGAGCAAGCATTACATCTTTCTGTACTTCTACAGTTGCTTTCTGTTTATCCAGTTCTAGTTTAGCTTTATCTAGTTCTATATCAGCCATAGTTTTTTGAGCTTTAACTTTAGCTTCTTCTTGTTTAATCTGAAGTTCAGCTTGCTGCATCTGTAATACTGGATCTTGAGCTTGTTGTTGTCTTTCTTCTTCAGAAGCTTTAAGACTACTCTCACCTAAAACTTTTGGTGCAGCTTCAGCTGTTAGTCTAGCAACTTCATTCTCAATATCTATTGGTAGTGGCTCATCCATCGGTGGAAGTGGTACACCAAGTTTGTTCTCAATTTCTAATCTATATTGGAAAGCAATATGTTCTGCAATGTGAGCTTCCATGGCAGCTTGTATCATTCCTGCTTTCGTACTTTGTCCTACTAGCTTTCTAATTAATGGATCATCAGTAAACGCCATATGAACTGCGATGTGGGCTTCATGGTCTTGGTCAAGAAATGCTTTAACAGGTTTACCATTTATAATATTCATGTTTTCTGTTACAGGACCTAACTGTTTTACATCATCTTTATTAGGAATAAGTTTCTCTGCATTCTTAACTCCTAGTACATCTAACATCTGTCTATTGAGTTCTGGTAAGTCATATATATCTGGATTCTGTTGAGCCATTTGCATAACTGCTTGATACTGCACAACTTTCTGTGCCATAGTTGCAGCGTTTGGGTCAGCAACAGGAATAAGATTAACTTTATCGTAGTCAGCTTGTTTAGCACCTGGTGTTCCTGATGCAGGATCATATTGATAGTTTGGATCTGTGTAGTCTTTAATTAATGTTTTAAGTAATCCAAACTCTTTCTTCATTGAGTAATAGATACGAGCATTAACTGCCGACATTACTTTGAGTGTTCGTTCTAGTATTGCAAGTGTAGAACCTACAGGAGAGTTAGCTGACATATCAGATACTTTCATATCTGCAGCAGAAGCAAAGCGTCTACCTTCGTCAATAATTTTATCCATTAGAGCAGCAAGTACTTGACTTGGCTCTTTATATGGTAGTGGCATTAAGTTATCACGGATAGTTCCAGACGGTGCATCAACATCACGCCACTCTGCTGGTCCAATTGGTGTATCATCACCTTTAATACGTAAGCCTCTTGCTTTAAATCCACCTGGGAGATTAGATAATGTACCTGCGTCTACTAACTGTCTTAATAACATTGTGCCTGATTTTGAAAAGCCACCAATCAAATGTATTAGTCCAAAGCAGTAAAATCCAAACCCTGGTATATAACCATAGTGAACAAAATGTTCACGGCGTTTTTTCATACTATCATCTTGATTCCAATTACGTCTAATTGCTAGAATCTCTGTAGTGCCTTTATCAATAGTAACAACGTAGGGTAATGCTATTCCTGTTTTTCTATTTCCATCTTTGTCTTCATAACCTTCTAAGTCAAGGTTAACATTCATCTCTAGTATTTTATATCTATCATCATTAGTAGCATCAAAGCCCATTTGCTCAGCTATCTTTTTCTCTACTTCATCTAGGTCATAATTAGGTTCACCTAACTCAATATCTTTATAAAAGCCCATCTCTTGCAAGTTATGAATTTCTTGTTTTGTTTTACGCATCACATGAGTAATACGTTCAGCTGTTTCTAAATTAGATGCACCATAAGGTACAACCATATCTTCAGCTGGTACAAATATAGATACTTGTCGTTCTAGTGCTGGGTCATAATAAACTTTTTTAAACGCATTACCTGCTAAACCTAGTCCCCATAACATTCTTTCATGTTCAGGTCGGTACTCTGGCATTTTATCCATGAGCTGATAATTCATATTCTCTTGAACTCGTGCTGCTGATTCTAAACACTCAGGTGTTTCTTTACCAATAATAGAAGTCTTCACAGGGCCTGCAGCTGGAAAGGTTTCCATCATTGTTTCAGCTTGGAATTTAACTAATGCTTCGGAGAGTAGTGGGTGGTAGACAGCGCATGCGCCTTCCCATGGTTCAGTACGTTCTTCTATCTTAAGACCAAGAAGTTCTAAGCCATCAACATAAGTTTCAAGCCAGTCTTTTCTAGAGTTTATATCATTAGAGAAATCTTCGAGTAAATCTGAAGATAGTTCAGCTAGATATTGGTCATCTAATTCT